ACGTGTCTGCGGGTGAGTCTGGCGTGATGGTGTCGGCTGAGCAGTCGCTTTCGAGTGACGAGGTTTACAACCGGGTCACGGTAGTTGGCGAGAATTCCGAGGACAACAAGCCCCCGGTTTCGGCAACGGTGTCCATCACGGATAGCGCGGACCCGCTGAGGTACGGGGGGCCGTTCGGCAAGGTTGTCAAGCGGGTTTCGTCCAGTCTCGTCACGACCAACTCTCAGGCTAACGCTATGGCGCTTGCGCTCTTGCGTAAGGGGCGTGCGCCGAACCGTTCGGTCTCTGTGTCCGCTGTTCCCAATCCTGCGCTAGATGCGGGGGATTGGATCCGTGTGGACTACGGTCCGGGCATCTTGCCTGAGCTTCACCTTGTGAACGCCTTTGAAGTTCCGCTCTCGTCCGATGGGGGAGCGTTCACTATCGACACCATCGGCGGACGGGACGAGGATCAAGCCTAATGGCGGCTGTAGACAAGCTACTTGGTGCGGCAGTGCAGTCCGTGAAGACTTCCGGTCTGCTTGAGTCCATGGCTCGTATGGGTGTGGTGTCAGCGGTCAACTCCGATGGCACCGTTGATGTTTTGCGCTCCGGGGACGTGTTCCCAAGCGTGAGGCTCTTGACCGGCTACGCGAGCCCCACGGTTGGGGACTCCGTTCAGATGGTTAAGACCATGGGCGGTTGGGTCTGTGTGGGCGCGTATCGGACGGAAACGCCTACCCCTCAGTGGGTCTCTGCCTCGCTGGTGAGCGGCTACACGAACAGCGGAAATAGCAACGGAACCGTTCAGTATCGGCGGATTGTCGACCACGGCTCTACGTTCATTGAGTGGTGTGGCGGCATGTCGTGGGCTACCTCCGGAAGTCCTCCGAATGGTGGGCAGTTCTTCACCATGCCTTCCGGGTTCCGCCCGTTGTCCAAGCGCTCTGTCTCGGCGGCTGCCGGTGGTGTCGCCACAAAGATTGATTTCAACACTGATGGTGGTTGCGTGATTATCCCGCCTACCGGAGTGACTACGTGGTGCAGCGTCAACGGCGTGCGCTACCGCATTGATTAAGGAGAACGCCAGTGCCCCTAACCGATACGTACGGCCAGAACATCCCGTATCCGACGCTGACGGATAAGCCCAACGCTCAGAGCCTCGCTGAGGGTCTAGTCACGAACATGACCCCCAAGCTAGTCATGACGTTCGCCTCAGCGGTGACCCGTGGTGCGACCGTCAAGAAGCCTCTTGAGGGCATGGTGACTTGGCTCAAGGATGTCAACCGGCTTGAGGTGTACGACGGTTCGGCTTGGGTGTCGTTCGCGTCGGGCACGAACACTTGGAAGTCCGTTTCACTTGCTTCCGGGTGGTCCAACAACGGCAACTCTCAGGGAACGTTTCAGTACCGGGTTGTGAACCTCTTTGGTGAGGACACGATCATGTTTCGTGGTGGCATTTCCCGCTCGTCCTACCCGGGGTCTATTCCCTCGTACTTTGAGCTGAACACGTCCGCGCTACCGACTTCCGCGCGTCCGGCTTCTCTGCGAACGATCGTTGTTCCGTGCTCTGACGTGAGCAGCGATCGAATCACTCTCAAGCTCGACATCACTACGGACGGTTGGCTACGCCTGTACGGCGCGTCTGCCACGGCTAAGCCCCCGTGGGTCGGGTTCAACGGCTGCTTTACGTCCCTCTAACCAACTACTGAATTCAGTAACAGACTTACCCCCGTCCGGTAGGGCACGACCGGGCGGGGGTTCCCTTTGCTCGAAAGGAGCAACCCACATGGGTACCACTTGGGTTCCGGGCGCTGAGCGCCTAGGTAGCGGCAAGATTGGCGGGGCCATGGACAGCCCCAACCGTCCGGCGCGTGTGGTCTGGCACACCACGGAGAGCGGCGCGGGTAACGCTGCGTTCAACTCCGTTGGGAAGTACCTGACTTCCATCGGCGCAGAGCCTCACTTCCTGTACGACCCGACCACTGACCGGCTTGGGCAGTACGGTCCGCTTGACCAGTCTGCGCGAGCCCTCAAGAACGATGGCAACACGCGTACGAACCGTACGGGTCGGGCTTGCATTCAGATTGAGGTACTTGGGCGCGCGGCTACTCCGTTCACGGGGTATTGGCGTCCGGGTAAGAACTTCAAGGCGCTTATGTCGGCTATCCGTTCGTGGGGTATCCCGGACGAGTTCCCGCTACCGCTCGCCAAGACGGCTAGCGCGACCAAGCGTGACCGTTCGGTTTGGCTCGCCAAGGGTGGCCACTATGGGCACTGCAACGTTCCGGGTAACGATCACTGGGATCCGGGCGCGATCAACACGGCGGCTCTGTTCGCTGCGGCTCCCAAGGCTTCCGGCGGCACGTCGACCACCAAGCCCGCGACCGTTCCCACGGTGAGCCTTGCGAACGTCGTTGAGGCGGCTCGTAAGGACCCTAAGGCGGCTCAGGGTAAGACGACTCACGCGAGTGACGTCAAGCCCGTTGAGAAGGCTCTCAAGGCTGCCGGTCTGCTGTCTGCGGCGTACGCGTCTGACGGCTCGTTTGGGTCGGTCACGGTTACGGCGTACGCCAAGTGGCAGAAGCGCTTGGGTTACTCGGGCACTGCCGCTGACGGCATCCCGGGCAAGGCTTCCCTTGTGGCGCTTGGGAACAAGTACGGATTCAAGGTGAAGTAATGAGCGACCGTGACCCCCTTGGCGTGACGATTGGCGCGCGGGAGATCTACGACGAGCTTGTTGGGATGCGTGAGGACGTTCGGTCTCTGACGCATCACAGCGAGACCGTCACGAACAAGCTTGAAGACCACGAGACCCGTATTCGGGTGCTTGAGCGTTGGAAGTACGCACTTCCTACGGCTGCTGTCTCTGGCGTGCTCGCTGCGGGGGTCACCCTTGCTCGTGCTGCCGGTGCTCTCTAACTATCAGGAGGTTCCCTTATGGGGTTTGTGAAGGATCACGCCGCGCGTTTCTACGCGGTTCTCGTCGCTCTCGTTGCGCTAGCGGCTCACTTTGTGCCGGACCTACCGTCTGAGCTGATTCTTGCGGTTGCTGCGGCTCTGCTTGGTCTTGGTGAGGGTGTGCAGCGTCTTGAGGATGCTAAGACCGTTGCTGCGTTCCTGTACGCGGACGGGAAGCATCGCAAGTAGGGAAGTCCTTGCGCTCCCGTAGTTGGGTAAGCCCTAGCTACGGGAGGTTGCTTTGAAGTTCCCGCACATTGCCTTTATTGGCAAGAAGCGAACCGGTAAGGACACGGCTGCCGGTTTCCTCGTCCGCCATGCTGCCTATACGCGGGTGGCTTTCGCTGACCCGCTCAAGGAAATGGCGCTTGGCATTGACCCGCTGATTCCTACGGCTTACGACCGTGGATATCGGCTCTCGGTCCGGCTTTCCAAGTTGGTCCGTGATGTGGGTTGGGAGTACGCCAAGGACCACTATCCGGAGGTTCGGCGCATTCTTCAGACCTCTGGTCAGTCGGTGCGTCGACATGACGAGGGGTTTTGGGTCGGCGTGGCTATGGACAAGGTTGCCGTTGCCGACTCTTGGAACCTGCCGGTTGTGGTGACTGACTGCCGGTACCCGAACGAGGCTCAGGCGCTACAGGCGCGGGGCTTCCTGCTCGTCCGGCTCGTCCGTCCGGGGCTTGAGTCCACGGACACTCACGAGAGTGAGACGGCGCTTGATGACTTCCACACTGACGCCACCCTCGTCAACGACGGAACCCCTGATGACCTCAGGGAACAGCTACGCGCGCTTGTGATGCGCTGACCAGTGAGCCCCCTTGGCCTACCCGGCTGAGGGGGCTTTCTTGCGTCCTGGCAGGTACTGAATTCAGTAGTTGGCTTGCGCTGCGTCCCGACCGTGGTCTAACGTCTTCCTTGTCAGCACGACGGAGCACGAACGAGGGGGCACCCCATGGCTATTACGGTTCAGGAGATTGCGGAGCTTGGTCACACCTTTGCGGTTGTCCGCAACGGCAAGGTTGTCCACATCAAGCGGTCCGACAACAACAAGACGGTCTGCGGCAAGGTCACCACGGGGAACGTGCTCCGCTCTGACGCCACGGACAACAACATTTGCGTTGCCTGCCGGGTGGTGATCCAGAAGGGTGAGGAGCGGGGGCAGGAGTTGACTGAGGTGGACGCAGCCGGTATCGTGTCCAACCTCATGGAAGCTGCAAGCAAGGCAGTGACCAAGACCGAAGGGGACACCGTGGCCAAGGCGACCGACACCAAGGCTGAGGACAAGCACGCTGAGACCGTTGAGCAGATCAACGCGAACATCGAGCGTTTCGTGTCTCTCCTTGAGGCGGAGAACGAGGAAGGGGCTACGGAGCTTGCCGACGAGACGGAAACGATGATCTCCAGTCTCCCGACTCGCGGCAAGACTCCGGCGGGTGACAAGACGTGGGCGCAGTTCAAGCAGGACAGCCGTACCGCTATCCGCGAGGCTAAGAAGGG